GCGACGCGGGCCTCGCCTTCATCGCCAGCCAGCGGATTGAGGGCTGGATCGCCATCGGCGACGGCTACAACGACGGCGGCTACTCCGGCGGTAACATGGAGCGCCCGGCGCTGCGCCGCCTGATGGCGGACATCGAGGCCGGTAAGATCGACACCGTGGTCGTCTACAAGATCGACCGCCTGACGCGCAGCCTGCCGGACTTCGCCAAGCTGGTCGAGGTGTTCGACCGCAACGGCGTCTCCTTCGTCTCCGTCACGCAGCAGTTCAACACCACCACATCGATGGGGCGGCTCACGCTCAACATTCTGCTGTCCTTCGCGCAGTTCGAGCGCGAGGTCACGGGGGAGCGCATCCGCGACAAGATCGCTGCGAGCAAGGCCAAGGGCATGTGGATGGGCGGCGTTCCGCCCTTGGGCTACGACGTGGTCGAACGCAAGCTCATCGTCAACGAACGGGAGGCGGCGCTGGTTCGCGACATCTTCCGGCGCTACGGCGAGCACGGCTCGGCGGCGCGGCTGGTGCGCGAACTGGACATCGAGGGTCATACCACCAAGGCGTGGGTGACGCAGACCGGGCGACAACGCTCGGGCCGCACCATCGACCAGCAGTATCTGTTCACGCTGCTGCGCAACCGCATCTATCTGGGTGAAATCTCCCACAACGGCCAATGGCATGCAGGGCAACACAACCCTATCGTCACCACGGAACTGTGGGACGCAGCACACGCTTTTATCGCACGGCGCAAGCTTGTGCCACGCGAACACGTCGCCAAACATCCGGCGCTGCTGGCGGGCCTGCTGTTCGCGCCCGATGGTCAGCGCATGCTGCATTCCTTCGTCAAGAAGAAGAACGGGCGTCAGTACCGCTACTACGTCCCCTACCTGCACAAGCGGCGCAACGCGGGCGCGAGCCTGTCGCCCGGCGCGCCGGACGTCGGTCATCTGCCCGCCGCCGAAATCGAAAACGCGGTGCTGACGCAAATCCACGCGGCACTCTGCGCGCCACAAATGCTGATCGCTGTGTGGAGGGCCTGCCAGCAGCATCCAGTCGGAGCCGCGCTCGACGAAGCGCAGGTGGTGGTGGCCATGCAGCGCATCGGCGACGTGTGGGCGCAGTTGTTCCCCGCCGAGCAGCAACGCATCACGCGGCTGCTGATCGAACGGGTTCAACTGCACGCGCAGGGGCTGGACATCGTCTGGCGCGAGGACGGCTGGATCGGCTTCGGGGCCGACATCGGCGCGCATCCGCTGGTCGAGGAGGCCCGCGAGCAGACCGAGGAGGCGCTGGCATGAACACCACGGCGAACCCGCGCAAGCGCACCGTCCACATCGAGGTCGGCACCGATGCCCGTAGCTACGTCAACGGCGGCCAGCGCGTCACGCTGGTGCCGCTGACGATCAAGCGCCGCCAGAACCGCAAGCTGCTGATCCCGCCCTCATCCGACGCCACCGCAGCGACAGGTGGTTTCGACGTGCCAATGATCAGGACGCTCGGCAAGGCGTTCTACTGGAAGCGCCTGATCGACGACGGCGTCTATCTGACGAGCGCCGATCTGGCGCGGGCATTGAAGCTGGAGCCGGGCTGGGCGGCCGAAGTACTGCGCATGACCATGCTCGCGCCGGACATCGTCGAGGCGATCTTCGAGGGTCGCCAGCCTCGACATCTGAACCTGCACGCACTGCGCGGGCGACTCGAAACCCTGCCGCGCGACTGGGCCGAGCAGCGTCGGCTGCTGGGTTTCACCGACACCTGAATTCCGTCCCTGATTTCCCCTGACGACGGCAAGCCATGCGCTCGCCGTTTTCGTTGGCGCGGGCGGATTGGCGAACCTGAAGTTTCCGCGTGGTTCGCCATTGCGTCCCTTCAAGGTTCGCCACCCGAAATTTGGAATGACACCTGTTCCTCAACAACGCAACAGGAGCGTTCCATGCAGACATCAGCAAGCAGTATCCCCCGGTCGCCCTCACCGGCGAATTCTCAGGCGATCAACAGCCTTTCACCCGGCGACCGCCGGGTACTCAACGAAAACGAACTGGCCCAGCGGTGGGGCATCAGCCCCAAGACGCTGCAACGCTGGCGCAGCGAAGGTCGCGGCCCGCGCTACCTGAAGCTGTCCAAGCGCGTCGGCTATCCCGTGGATTCGGTCATCGAGTTTGAGCGCGAGGCGCTCCACGACTCGACGTCCGAACGCGCGGCGGTCTGAGGAGCGATGCCATGAACGACATCACCCTCTTTCCCGCCGACATCGCCGCGATGTCCGTCAGCCAGTTGGCCGCGCTGCCAGCCGCGCAGAAGGTCGAGATCGACAAAAACCTCATTGATGCCCTCGACTGGCTCAAGAAGGCGCGCACCAGGTTCGACGCGGCGCTCGACACCGCCTACGGCGAGCGGGCACGCACGGCGCTGCGCGATTCCGGGCGCGACTTCGGCACCGCGCACATCGACGACGGCGCGTTGCACATCAAGTTCGAGTTGCCCAAGAAGGTCAGTTGGGATCAGAAGAAGCTCGGTGACATCGCCGCCCGCATCGTGGCCTCCGGCGAGAAGGTTGAGCACTTCCTCGACGTGAAGCTGGCGGTGTCCGAATCGCGCTTCACCAACTGGCCGCCGTCGCTCCAGCAGGAGTTCGCTGCCGCCCGCACGGTCGAGCCGGGCAAGCCGTCTTTCACCCTTTCTTTCGATTCGGAGCACTGATCATGAGCGCCATCATTCCATTTCAATTCGAATCGCACGCCGTGCGGGTGCAGGTCGATGCTGCGGGCCTGCCGTGGTTCAACGCCAGCGACGTTTGCGACGCGCTGGAAATGAGCAACCCGTCGCAGGCGATCAAGTCCCACGTTGATGCCGATGATCTCCAGAAATTGGAGGTCATCGACAACCTCGGACGCACGCAGCGCGCCAACCACGTCAATGAATCCGGCCTTTACGCGCTGATCCTCGGCAGCACGAAGGATGCCGCGAAACGCTTCAAGCGTTGGGTGACCGGCGAGGTGCTGCCTGCGATCCGCAAGACCGGCGCGTATGCCGTCCCCGGCACGCTGGCGGCCTTGCCCGCGCCAACCCACGACCGTGTCAGCGCGATCCTGCTGATCGGCGAGGCCGTGGCGAAGGTGCCGGGCGTCAAGTCCAGCATTGCGATGGCGGCAACGCTGACCTGCATCCACGAGAACACGGGCCTCGCCGTCGAGACACTGCGCCGCACGCTGCCCGCCGCCGTTGATCCAATCTGCTCGCTCAACGCCACCCAGCTCGGCAAGCTCTTGAACCGCTCGGCCAAGGCCACGAACCAGTTGCTGGCGGCGGGTGGCTTGCAGTTGCGCAACGACCGCGACGAATGGGAACTGACTGAAGCGGGTGAAGCATGGGCCGAAGCCATGCCGTACTCGCGCAACGGCCACAGCGGCTACCAGATTCTCTGGAATCCCGCCGTCGCCGACGAGCTGAAGGAGGTGGCGTGATGTCCCTCCCGATCATCAGCGCGCAGCAGCGCATGGCCGAGCGCAAGGGCGTCAAGCTCTTGATGCTCGGCAAGTCCGGCATCGGCAAGACCCGCCGCCTCAAAGACCTCGATCCGGCGAGCACGCTGTTCATCGACATCGAGGCCGGTGACCTCGCCGTGGCCGACTGGCCCGGCGACACTATCCGTCCGGCGTCGTGGCCGGAATCGCGCGACTTCTTCGTATTCCTTGCTGGCCCGGATCGTTCGCTGCCTGCGGAGGCGGCATTTTCGCAGGCGCACTTTGATCACGTCACCGAGAAGTTCGGCGATCCGGCGCAACTGGATCGCTACCAGACCTTCTTTCTTGACTCGATCACGCAGCTCTCGCGCCAGTGCTTCGCGTGGTGCAAGACGCAACCGGGCGCGGTCAGCGACCGCACTGGCAAGTCCGACCTGCGCGGCGCTTATGGGCTGCTCGGGCAGGAGATGGTCAGCGCCCTGACGCACTTGCAACACGCACGCGGCAAGAACGTGGTGTTCGTCGCCATCCTCGACGAACGGCTCGACGACTACAACCGAAAAATCTTCGTGCCGCAGATCGAAGGCAGCAAGACCAGCCTCGAATTGCCCGGCATCGTCGATGAGGTGGTGACGCTGGCCGAGATCAAGGCCCAGAACCCGGATGGCAGCGACAGCAGCTTTCGCGCCTTCGTCACCCACACCCTCAACCCCTACGGCTACCCGGCCAAAGACCGCAGTGGTCGCCTCGATCTGCTCGAACCACCGGATTTGAACGCGCTGATCGCCAAGTGCGCGGGCACCGCCACTTCCCAATTCAACCCATCTCAGGAGCAATCGCAATGACCGCATGGAACGACTTTAACGACGCCGAGCAACAGCAAGGCTTCGATCTCATCCCCAAGGGCACCTTGGTTCCGGTGCGCATGACCCTCAAGCCCGGTGGTCACGACGATCCGGCGCAAGGCTGGAATGGCGGCTACGCCACCGAATCCTTCGACACGGGTTCGATCTATCTCGCTGCCGAGTTCGTGGTGACGGGCGGCGCACACGCCAAGCGCAAGATGTGGTCGAACATCGGCCTGCATTCTCCCAAAGGCCCAACGTGGGGTCAGATGGGCCGCACTTTCATTCGCGCCGCGCTCAACAGCGCACGCAATGTCCACCCGCAGGACGACAGTCCGCAAGCGGCGGCAGCGCGTCGCATTCAAGGCTTTCATGAACTGGATGGTATCGAGTTCCTCGCCCGCGTGGATGTCGAAAAGGACAGCAAGGGGCAGGATCGCAATGTCATCAAGCTGGCGGTTGAACCCGATCACCCCGAGTACGCCAAGCACATGGGCGTGCCATCCAAGGCCAAGACCGGCGGCGGCAACTCGGGTACTCCGGCGCAGGCTGCGCCTGCCACGCAGCAACAACGTGCGCCGGTGACGGGTAAGCCCGCTTGGGCACAGTGAGGGAGGCCGATGAAATGCTGGGTCTGCAAACGACAGGCGCGCGGCTACGGTCACTCGGATGGCCGGTTCAAGGCCATCGACCCGCGTCGCTATGTGATGGATTGGGTGTTCTGCTCGCGCCGCTGTCAGGATGCCTTTCACGCGCTGTACGGCAACTGGCTGCGCGTCAAGCAAGGCTACGTCGACAAAACGGAGGTCGCCATGATCGATCCGTCTGATGTCGAACTGGCCGCGATGCGAAAGTGCCTCAAAGCCTTCGGCGAGGCGGCGGGCGAGATCGGTTTTGCCAAGCCGCTGGGCGACTACGCCGAAGGTGAGGCGTTGCGCGTCATCGACGCCATCGTCACCTGCTACACGGAAGCGATGGTCGAGCATCACGAGGCGAGCAAGTATCCGCCTATACGCGGGATGCCGACTACACCCGATCCCATGTCACCGGATGTCAATCCGTTCGCAGACATGGAGGATGACTTGCCGTGGGAGACGAAGCCATGATGGATTTCAACTCCTCGTCCAGCCTCTCCGGGCAGGTGTCGGCGCTGATCGACGAAGGGATGCAACGCAACCGGGCGCAACAGCCCGTGCGCGAATACCTCGGTGCATCGCGTCTGGGAGTGGCCTGTGAGCGTGCCTTGCAGTTTGAGTACGCCAAGGCTGCGGTCGATCACGGGCGCGATACCCAAGGCCGGATGCTGCGCGTCTTCGAGCGCGGCCATGTCATGGAGGATTGCATGGTGACGTGGCTGCGCGATGCGGGTTTCGATCTGCGCACGCGCAAACCCGATGGCAGGCAGTTTGGTTTCTCCGATGCGCATGGTCGCCTGCGCGGCCACGTCGATGGCGTGATCGTCGGCGGGCCGGAAGGATTTCAGTACCCGGCGCTGTGGGAGAACAAGTGCCTCGGCGTGAAGTCATGGCGCGATCTGCAATCGAAGGGGCTGGCCGTGTCCAAGCCCATCTACGCGGCGCAGGTCGCGCTCTATCAGGCGCATCTGCAACTGCACGAGCACCCGGCACTGTTCACCGCGATCAATGCCGATTCGATGGAGATCTACGTCGAACGGGTGCCTTTCGATGCGGCGCTGGCACAGCGCATGACGGATCGCGCGGTCAAGGTCATCTCCGCGACCGAGGCCGGTGAGCAACTGCCGCGCGGCTTCAACGAAGCCACCCACTTCGAGTGCCGCATGTGCGCGTGGCAAGACCGCTGCTGGAGGGCAACATGAATGCTACCCCTTTGAA